CAGAAGCATATAGAAAATGGTATTCGAGGTGATGAATGTAAATGTGCTATCGCTTTAGCTTTGCAGGATGAATATAAAACTTCAGATGTTTCAGTAGAGGTAGAAGATGAGCCTATGCTATTTATTGGTGATAAAATTTTAGAGATAGCATCATCTGAAATGGTTGATGATATAGATTTCTTTATTAGAGATTTTGATTACAGAGAGAATGTTGAACCATTTACAATTGAAGTATATGAAAGGGCAGGTGCATGAGAATTAATTATGGGGAACAGATAAGAATTATTTTAGAAAATCACTACGAGTGGTGCAAAACAAATGGTAGAGATACTAAGTGGTATGAAGAATACAAGGAGCAACTAAAAAATGGTGTGGTATCATCCAAAATATTATAAAGAAATGCGTAAAAAGTATTTGACAAATAAGCCCTTTTTTGATAAGGAGGGGAATGATGAAAAAATACAAAATAAGAATAGCAGGTCTAGGAGTAGAAGCAACAGCGATAATACCATTCAACATAGAGCCAACAGTAAGAGAGATAGAGATTAAGACAGCAGAGTATCTCAATCATAATCTTATGAAGATCGAGAAGAATGATTTTTATGCAACCGATAGATATTTTTTAACCTATGAGGAGATAGATACTGAATTACAAACAACAGCTTGAGGTTATAAAAGGTATGTCTTTGAATAAAGACACACAGACAAGAATGGATTGTCCATTCTGTAATGGTAGAAATACATTATCAATAGATACTGCAGAAAATAAAATATCCTGGTACTGCTTTCATGCTTCTTGCAGTGCCAGAGGTAAACATCAAGGAGAAAAAGATATGCAGTATGTTCAAAAAGTTTTTTATGGAAACAAAGATTTACACATAGAAGATAAAGACTTTGTTATGCCAGAGAGTTTTCAATCTATATATTCAACAGATAAAGGCATGCGTTGGTTGTCAGATAATAATTGTTGGGAGTCATGGTCTTGGGGTAGAGCAGATTTTAAATATGATGTCAAACAGAATAGAGTTGTATTCTTAATAAAAAATAGTGTGACTTATAAGATAGTCGGTGCTGTGGGTAGAGCATTGAACAAAAATGATTTTCCTAAATGGTATATGTATGGTAATAAAAATATACCTTTTAAATGTGGTAGATGTGATGATGCTGTTATAGTAGAGGATTGTCCTTCTGCTTGTGCAGTATCAAATGTATTAACTGGTATAGCTATAATGGGTACTAGTTTAAAAGATTCTCATCTAGATCATATAAGACCATACAAAAATCTATATGTTTGTTTAGATAGAGATGCCACAACTAAATCATATAGCATAGCAAAAGAATTAAGATCATCTGGATTTGATAATGTAAAGGTTAAACATTTGATTGACGATTTAAAATATTTTAATACAGAACAAATAAGGGAGATGTTTTATGGAAGAAAAGATGAAACAAGAGATTCTTGATAGTTGGATTTCTTGGAAACACGATATAAAAGATATGAATAGATCTGAGTGGAATCAGAGGGATCAATCAATAATGGATGCTATAGAGATTATATTAAGAAAGGAGTTGGATGATAGAAAAACAAATGATTAGGCTTATGCTTAATAAAAAATTTTATACACAGCATAAGGGAATGTTATCACCTACTGTATTCGCAGGAGATATAAGTTCTCTATATGAGACAATACAGAAAGCACACGACAAATATGAGGAGGATATAAAGGTTGATGAGTTGTATTCTCTACATACTGCTATATTTAATCCTGCGTTAACTCGTGCAGCAAAAGAAAAGTTTAGTGAGTTGGTAGAGGATATCAAAGAAGTACAGGAACCTAGCAAGGAGATAGCTAAAGATATCATGCGTATATTATCTGATAGAGATCTTGCACAAAGAATAGGTGTTGAGGCTCTTGAGATATTTAATGGTAAGGAAGCAAACTTTAACGAGATATTGTCTATGATAGATAAACATAAGACAAGTGTAAGCGAGGATAAAACTCCTGCTGTTACTAATGATGTATCTGAGGTTATAGATTTATTAGACGTAACAACAAGATGGAAATTTAATATACCTGTGCTTAAAGAAAATGTAGGTGGTATTGGTGGTGGTAATCTTATGATAGCATTTGCTAGACCAGAGACAGGTAAGACAGCTTTCTGGGTTAGTTTATGTACAGCACCAGGTGGCTTTTGTACACAGGGTGCTAATGTTCATGCGTTTATAAACGAAGAACCTGCTATTCGTACACAGATAAGAGCTATATCAGCATATACAGGTATGACTAGAGATGATATATTGTCTGATAAAGTAGAGGCACAAAGAATATGGAGTGAGATAAAAGATAATATATCTATGTTTGATACTGTCGATTGGTCTATAGACGATATAGATGCACATTGTGAGAAACATAAACCAGATATAATTATCATAGATCAGCTAGATAAAGTTAATGTAACTGGAAGCTACGCTAGGACAGACGAGAAGTTAAGACAGATATACACTAATGTTAGAGAGATAGCTAAACGTAGGGATTGTGCTGTGATTGCTATATCACAAGCATCTGCTGATGCACACAATAGAAATAGTATTTCATTTGATCAAATGGAAAACTCTAAGACAGGTAAGGCAGCCGAGGCTGATTTAATTATAGGTATAGGTAGAAATGCTAATACTGATTTAGAAAATAAGATAAGAACATTGTGTATAAGTAAAAATAAAATTAATGGTTATCATGGTGAGCCTGTGTGTACCATTAGGAGAGGTATAAGTAGGTACGAAGTATGATAACGACAGTAGATGTAGAGACATCTTGGCAACAGAATGACAACGGTGGCTATGATCCATCACCTTTTCATAAAGATAATATACTAGTTAGTGTAGGATTAAACTCTTATTGGGGTGATGAATATTATTTTACTAATCATAGTGAGAGAGTAGACGAGGGATGCTACCATAAGATACAGGAAACTCTAGATAAAACCACATTATTAGTTGGACATAACATAAAATTTGATTTGATGTGGTTGCTAGAGTCTGGATTTAAATATACTGGTAGAGTATATGATACTATGTTAGGTGAGTACATATTAAATAGAGGTGTTAGAAAAAGTTTAACACTAGAGATGTGTTGTCGTAGAAGAAAGATAGGATCTAAAGATAGCAGTATAAAAGAGTGGACAGACAGGGGTGTGTCGTTTCAGAATATACCTGCAGATATTGTAGAGGAATATGGTAAGATTGATGTACAGATAACTAGAAGATTATTTGATTCACAGATGTCAGATTTTAAGATAGATAAAAATAAAAATCTATTGATGACAGCTAAGATGATGAACGAATTTTTAGTTGTATTAACAGATATGGAACGAAACGGTATCAATATTAGTCTTGAAGATTTAGATAAAGTTGAAAGAGAATATCGTGCAGAGTTCGCTTATTTAAAACAGAAGATAGATAAGATAGTTTATAAACAGATGGGAGATACTAAGATTAATCTATCTAGTCCAGAACAATTATCTTGGTTAATATATTCTATAAAACCAAAAGACAAAAAGGAATGGTGTAAGATATTTAATGTAGGCATAGATAAAAGCACTGGTAAAAGTAAAAGAAGACCTAATTATTCTAGAACACAGTTTAGAAATCTTGTTGCAGATAATACTACGCAGATTTTTAGAACTGTTGCAGAGCAATGTATAGGATGTCATGGTAAGGGTGTCATAAAGAAAATAAAAAAAGATGGAAGTCCATTTAAAAATTATACTAAATGTTCTGATTGTAATGGTGATGGTTTTACATACACAGAGATGGCTAAGTATGCAGGATTTAGACAAAGACCTAGATCAGTTTATGATGTAGCTGAGTCTGGATTTAGAACAGATAAATTAACTTTAAATAAAATAGCATCAGAAGCTGAAGGAGAGTTCAAAGAATTTATAGATGCCATTGTTAGACACAATGCAGTTGATACTTATCTCAATACTTTTGTGGATGGATTAAAAAATTTTACAAACGAGAAAGGTTTGTTACATCCTAAGTTTATGCAAGCCGTCACTGCTACAGGTAGATTATCTAGTCGTGATCCTAATTTTCAGAATCAACCTAGGGGTGGTACGTTTCCTATAAGAAAAGTTATAAGATCTAGATTTAAAGACGGTAAGATAATGGAGATAGATTTTGCACAATTAGAATTTAGAACAGCAGTTTATCTTGCACAAGACAAGCAAGGTATGGAAGATATAAAAAATAAAATAGATGTCCATAAATATACAGCTGATATAATAGGTGTATCAAGACAGGATGCAAAAGCACACACATTTAAACCTTTGTATGGTGGTGTAACTGGAACTGAAGATGAGAAAAGATATTATACTAAATTTTTAGAAAAGTATAAAGATATAAAGTTATGGCATGATAAATTACAGAGTGAGGCTATAAGATATAAAAGAATAAAACTACCAACTGGTAGAGAATATTCTTTTCCATATGCTGAAAGAACACCTTGGGGTGGATCTACATATGGAACACAGATAAAGAATTATCCTGTGCAAGGTTTTGCAACAGCTGATATTGTACCATTGGCTTGTATAAATATATATAAACTAATGAGAGAAAAAGAAGTAAAAAGTTTACTTGTAAATACGGTTCACGATTCTATCGTTGCTGATATTTATCCTGGTGAAGAAGATGTGATGAGTGATATATTTAACCAGGGCACTGCAGATGTAATACCTGCACTAAAACAGTATTACAAAATTAATTTTAATGTTCCACTTGACACAGAACTTAAAATAGGTAACAATTGGTTAGATATGAAGGAGGTAAACTAATGCATATAGATAAATATAAAATATTTTCCATGGATTATACTTG